AGGTGCATGCTGTATACGAATTCCGAAAACGACGCTCTGGATTTTGCTGCTGGCTATATGTCTCGGTTAATGTCCATCAACTTCAATGCAACGGGAACCGCTTTGACAATGCATCTGAAAGATTTTGTCGGATTGGTTGCTGACGATGGGATTACCCAGACCATTCTGGATGCTGCGAAGAAAGCTGGAGTCGATGTGATTGCTGACTTCGGAATACCGAAAATTTTCATTTCAGGAGCGAACCTTTTCTCCGATCAGGTTTATACCCGGTTGGCACTTCAGGTAGATTTGCAGATCATTGGTTTCAATTATCTTGCCCAGACTACCACGAAAATTCCACAGACTGAAACCGGAATGGACGGTCTCAAGGGAGCATATCGCGGTGTCATGAAGCGTTATGTTGGCGCCGGAGTATTTGCTCCTGGAACATGGAATAGCTCAACCAGATTCGGGAATCCAGCTGATCACGATAGAAATATCGAAGAATTTGGATTTTTCATTTATTCGATTCCGGTTGCCCAGCAGGCTCAGACCGAAAGAACAGCCAGGATCGCTCCTGTTTGTCAAATCGCTGCAAAAGAAGCCGGAGCAATTCACAGCTCTGATGTTGTTGTACTTGTCGAACCATAAAGGAGATTAAAAATGAGTGTATCATTAACGGGTAAGGACACGATTGCGATCGGGTCAAGAGGGGCTGCTCCCCGCATTTTTGCAGACTTGGCTGATGGGGATGTCGGTGTTCTCGATTTCCCAAACAACCTGATTGAAGCGAAGACCGGAAAGAATGGAAATACGATCTATGCCTTCAATTCAACGGGTAAGGTCGTGACCTTGAATGTCAGGGTTATCCGGGGATCTGCTGACGATAAATATATGAACGGGGAAATGAACAGGTATCTGCAAGACCAAGCCGGATATACCCTGATAGATGGTGAAATCGTCAAAAGGATCGGAGACGGTGAGGGAAATATTACCAACGACGTCTATTCACTTGATGGCGGTGTCGTTCAAAAAATGCCTGCTGTAAAGGAGAATGTTGAAGGCGATACCGAACAGGCTGTTACCATCTGGCAGGTTATCTTCGCCAATTCCGATCGAGGTCTGACATAATGGACCTGATTGACGGAAAAGAATTGATTGTAACTCCAGCGTCCTTCGCTGATGCAATGGCTTTGAAAGAAGTCATTGTCAGAGCTCTGAAGGAAAACGGTATCAAAATTGACTTGTCCTCGATCGAATTCGATCCAAAAGATCTGGAAAGAATGGAAGCCGGAGACGTTGGCTGGATTCTGGAGCCAGTTCTGACTTTGATGACAGACAGCGCCATCAGAAATCATCTGTTTAAGTGCTCTGAACGGGCGATGTTCGATAAGTCGAAGGTTGATGAGTCATTTTTTGATGAGGTTGAAAACCGGAAATATTATTACCCGATAATGATGGAGGTACTGAAAGTCAATATTTCCCCTTTTTTCGGCCTCGCGAGTTCACTATTCTCGAACCTGCCAGGCCTGACAGAATTATCCCAAAAATTCGGATTACAGCCTCCGAAGTAGATATGATCTCTATCAGGATCGCCCGGAGTGGATACTTCGGAGGTGATCCTTCCCGTGTACGACAAGCCTCAATCGATGATGTTTTCAGGGTACTTGAATATGAAAACTTCCTGTCTGAGTACGAATTCACCGAATACAAACTGAACGAAAAATGAACATAGCTGAGTTATTTGCAAGGATCGGTTTAAAAACCGATGAAGATAAGGCGAAAAGCTTTTCCCGGGCAATGACAACAGTTAAAGTCGGTCTGATTGCTGCAACTGCTGTCGCTGCTGGTACTGCTAATGCAATCCGGAAAATCACATCCGAAGCGATGCAAGCCGCTGTCGCTTTCAATCAATTCGAGATAGAAACCGGTGCGTCTGCTCAGGAACTTCAGAAATGGCAATCTGTAGCCGAACAGACAAATCAGAGCGCCGAATCAGTCACCTCTGCGATCAAAGCGATAGTCTCCAATCAGGAAAAAATCAGGCTCGGCCAGGGTGATATCTCCGGATATCAGATACTCGGGATTGATCCACGCCAGGACCCTTTTAAAATCCTGGAAGATCTTCGGGAAAAGACCAAAGGTCTATCCGAGGGAATGAAAAAAAACATTCTCTCCCAGATCGGTGTCGGAGCCGGGATGTTGCAGACGCTCAATCTCACCCGAGAGCAATTTGATGAAATGGCCGGTCGTGCCTGGATAATATCCCCTCAGGCGATTAAAACCCTGAACGAAACAAAATCTGCCATGGCCCTGGCTCGCCGGTCTGTTAATTACATGAAAACCCAAATCGCCGTCGGTTTATCTCCTCAGATCAAAAAGGTCACGAAGGATTTCCAGGAATGGATGAAGGTGAATGAGAAGGGGATCATCGAAGGTTTCAAGCTGGGATTCAAATATGTGACGATGTTCGTAAAAGCTGTTTACAATGCAGCTTCGATGCTTAATAGGATCGTAACATCGACAATCGGATGGAAAGCGGCCATCGGAGGTTTGATCGGTGTTATCCTGGCTTTGAACGCTGCTCTCCTGCTATCTCCGATTGGCATGATTACTGCCGGATTCATTTTGCTGATTGCGATCCTGGATGATCTTTACACATATTCCCAGGGTGGCAAGTCCGTATTCGGTGAAATGATGAAGGAATTTCCTGATCTGGAAAAAACCATTTTCGGTGTATTCGGAACGATCAAGGAGGTCTTTCAACTGATGAAAGCCTTCGCCACAGGAGACATATCCGGAATCGAGGCGATAACCGAAAAGTGGGGTAAATTCGGGGATATCGTCCGGAAGATTTACACAGGTTTCCAGGAGCTCATGAAGCTCAAAGACCAGATCATTGATAATTTCTTTGATGCCGTGATCGAGAAATTCCCGGATTTCGAGCGACCGCTGAATATACTCCGAGATTTTGTGAAATTCGCGACAACCCCGTTCAAGATATTCTCACCTTCAGAAAGCATCATGGAGGCATGGAAGATACTGAGCGATTCGGTCAAGCTCGTTTATGACATGTTCGACAAACTCCAGAACATTGATCCGTTGGAATCGATCAAGGACACACTGAGTTCATTCCTTCCGACGGGATTCTTTGGAAAAGGTGAGACCGGAGGTGGAACATCGAACCAGACAAACAACATCACCCAGAACATATACGGATCAGGAGATCCAACCGCGGTCGGTGATGCTGCAGCCAAATCTATGCAGAAAGCAATCACAGCCGCTTCAGCCCAGATTCCGAGGAGCTTTTAATGAGTTTTGCATCAATAGCGCAGTCTGCTAATTCTGGAATCAGCGATGCCCGGTCATATCTGGATAACAAGGCGAATACCCTGCTGAGACCGAAAGCGGTGAAAGGTATCGCCGGTTTCCTTTTTGATGTTTCGGACAGTGACACGATCAACCTCGACTGGGATATCACGGATCATTTTACAGAGAGCAATTCTTTTCTGAATGATCACAAGGTAAAAAAGCCGATTATCATAACGCTTTCTGGTTTTATCGGAGAATTGGTTTTCAGGTCTCCTCAGGGAGTTGAGGGAGCGATCCAGGAAATATCGAACCGACTCGAGGTAGTGGATGCATATTTGGGGGATGCAACACCAGGAGCAGTTCAGGAAGTTCAGCGGGTTGTTCAGCAGGCGCAGTCCGCGGTTTCTGCTATCAATCAGACTTTGGACAAAGCCCAGAACATTATCGGGTTTTTCGAGGGGGAAGGACCGGAAGAAAGCGCTCAACAGAAAGCATTTCGTGAATTAAGCGCTCTTGGTGATGAGGTCATCCTTTCCGTTCAAACTCCGTGGGAATTCTATGATGATATGACCATCCAGGCTGTTTCTGTTACCCAGGCAGGCAACACGAATGAAATAACCGATATCTCCGTGACGCTCAAACAGATCCGGGTTTCAGAGACGAAAACAACAGATTTTGATCAGGATCAATTCCCAATACGGGAACAGGTTCAATCGGGTCCGGAGGAAGATCAAGGAAACATCAGGGGCCAGGAGGAAAACTCCTCGCTTCTGTTCAGGGCTTTTGGAGGTGAATAATGAAAAGGCTGGAAGGAATCAGGGCAACAGGGACTCAACGACTGACAACCACGGCCAGCAATGGCGATGTAGTTGTAATCGTCCTGTTTTACGATGCAGCGACTCAGAATTTCAAAATAGACGTTGAATGGAACGATTTCATCCTTCGTGGTACCCGGGTGTTTTCCTCTCCGAATCTGCTCAACCAATACGAAAACATCATTCCTTTCGGCCTGGCGGTTGTCACAACAGGAGGCGGAGAGCCTTTTCTTGTCAATGACTTTTCATCCGGTCGGTGCAATATGTATCTGCTGACACCGGAGGAGGTTGTCGATGTGAACGATTTCTATGTGAGCTTGAGAGATGCAGGGTAAATTCCAAAGAACATACCGGCTGGATGTCTTCACACCCGCCGGGAAACAAATCACGATCGAGCCACCTTTCACTATTAAATTCGGGTTAACCCGGAATACTCTCGCGTCCGCAAACCGAGCTACAATCAAGGTTATCAACTTAGGACCTCAGACTCGAAATCAGATATTCAAGGACCGGTTTTCGATAGCAGATTATTGGCAGGTTCAATTGCAGGCCGGATATAATAACAGGCTGCATGAGATCTTTACCGGTAATATTCATGAGGCCTATTCTCTGAAAGAAAAAACCGAATGGAAAACGACACTGGATTGCTTCGATGGGATGAATGCGATTCAGAACGGATTTTCATCTCTTACGGTCGAAAAGAATACTCCAAAACAAAACTACTTCAAGCAGATAATTAATGACATGCCTAACGTAATCGCCGGGGTTTTGGGATCTCCAGCACAAGGACAAAGCCCGCGGGGTAAAGCATTGATGGGGCAATCTTCAGAACTATTAATTCAGGAATCCGGGGGTAAATTTTTC